GGCTGGCTGGCTGGCTGGCTGGCTGGCTGGCTGGCTGGCTGGCTGGCTGGCTGGCTGGCTGGCTGGCTGGCTGATGGCGCCCGGCATGGGGGGGGAGGGGGAGGGCGGTTCGTGAAAATTTACAGGACCCCCCAACCCTCTGAAAAAAGTAAAATGACAATTAGTGCCTACAATGACGACGCCAACTTCCAACAAGGAAAAAAGATGGAACTGACAGTGAAAAAAAGAGGCCGACCCGTCAAAATGACAATCCAGCGGTACGCTGAAAATCCGCCAGCGGTGCTGGCTAAGACCGATCACCAGCGTTTGAAGGAGCTAAAAGAGTTGATGATTCGTTCCGGCGGCAAAGACGTTGCGGAAAAAGTCATACAGATAGCGCTGAATGATGAACACCCGGGGCAGATGGCGGCGCTTAAGATGTGTATGGACAGGACGTTGCCGGTCAGCATCTTTGAGAAAGACAAGAGCCAAAGGAGCGCTATCAGCATCACCATTAGTGGTTTGGGTGTGCCGGAGCCAGTTGTTATCGACAACGGGGATATAACGGATGTCTGATTTGAACTTCTCGCTGTTGCCGTGGCAGCAAACGGTATTTTCTGACACGACAAGGTTTAAAGTCATCGCAGCCGGACGGCGGTGCGGTAAGTCGCGCTTGGCTGCGACGACGCTAATTATTGAGGCGCTGAAATGCCCGCTGGGAAGCGCTGTCTTGTACGTCAGCCCGACGATGGGGCAGTCGCGTCAGATTATCTGGGACTTGCTGCTGGAGTTGGGGAGGGACGTCATCCAGTCTAGCCACGTCAACAACTTGGATATTACGCTGGTTAACGGCGCGCGGATATACGTGAGGGGCGCGGACAGGCCGGACACGCTGCGGGGGGTTTCTTTGACATACGCGGTGCTGGACGAGGTGGCCGACATTAAGCCAGAGGCTTGGGAGCAGGTCATCCGGGCGTCTTTGTCGGATCGCAAGGGTCGGGCGATGTTTATTGGTACACCAAAAGGGCGAAACTGGTTCCACGACTTGTGGAAGCTGGGGCAGGACGAGCAGGACAAAGACTGGAAGAGCTGGCACTTTACGACAGCAGACAATCCGCTGATTGACGCGGCGGAGATTGAGTCAGCTAAGAAGACCCTGAGTAGCTTTGCGTTTAAGCAGGAGTATCTGGCGTCTTTTTCGAATGCGGGCGCTGACATGTTCAAGGAGGAGTGGATTAAGTACGGCGAAGAGCCGGAGTACGGCAGCTACTTTGTGGCGGTTGACTTGGCAGGGTTTGAGGAAGTGGCCAAGCAAGCGGCTAATAGTAAGAAGCGGCTGGATGAGTCGGCTATTGCGGTGGTCAAGGTGACGGATGACGGCAAATGGTTTGTGAAAGCAATTGAGCATGGGCGGTGGGACATACGGGAGACAGCCGCTAAGATACTGCTGGCGATGCGGGAGTATCGACCACTGAGTATTGGCATCGAGAGAGGGGCGCTGAAGAACGCTGTACTGCCGTACTTGTCGGACTTGATGCGAAAAAACAACGTGTACAGTCACATTGTGGATTTGACGCACGGCAACCGCAAGAAGACTGACCGGGTGATCTGGTCGTTGCAGGGACGATTTGAACACGGTAGAATCATACTCAACAGCAAAGAGGACTGGGACGACTTTGTAGATCAGTTGCTGATGTTTCCCTCCCCCGGCGTCCACGACGATCTCTGCTTTGCAGCCGGAACAATGATTTCTACGCCGGATGGAGCCAAGCCTATTGAGTCGCTAAAAGTTGGCGACTGGGTGCATACGCCAGAAGGTAATCGCCAAGTTACAGCCGCAAAGCTAACCAACCCCACGGCGCAAGTCTACTCATTAAACGATGGCGCGTTGGTAGGCACGGGCAACCACCCAATCATGACGAACAATGGATGGAAAGACTTGTGCGAACTGGAAAAAGATGATATTCTTGTGTATCAACACAGCAGGAGTTCATCATGGCTTTTCCAAGCAAAGAAGGTATTGTCAAAGAAACGGTTATCTTTAACGGCTACCGCTACAACCGCTACCCTGAAGCTAAGAAGCTGGCTCACCGCAGGTACTTCACCAAAGGAGGAGGCGGCTTTCTGCATAGGGACACTTGGCTTTTCCACAACGGGCCGATTCCCGAAAAGCATCACATCCACCACAAGGACGGAAATTGGTCAAATAACGACATCTCCAACTTGGAGTGCTTACCTGCTGCCGATCACCACAAAGAGCACAGCGAAGACCGCAGCCGCAACGCCAAACGGCCTGAACAACTGGCGCACTTGGCTTCAATCAATCACATGGCTAAGGCTTGGCATAGTTCTGAAGAGGGGAAAAAATGGCACTCCGAAAACGGCAAGGCTGTTTGGGCTAGTCGGGTTAAAGTTGCGCACACTTGCCAACAATGCAGCCTTGCGTTTGAGTCTTTCAAGCCAACAAAAGTTTACTATTGCTCAGGTAAATGCGCGGCAACTGCGTGGAGAAAAGCGCACCCTGACTATTACAGCGCTAAAAGCAAGGCATCCCGTTTATAATTTGTCGGTAGCAGGGGCCAAGTGTTACTATGCCAACGGAATACTTGTCCATAACTGCGACGCGCTCGCGTACATTGACCAATTGGCTGTAACCAGTTATTTTCAGGACGATGAAGAAAATGACTCTTGGCAACCTCAAGATATAATTGCGGGCGTCTGACCCCTTAAAGTAGAGGCCAAAAATGGATCAAAACAAGTTCGACGAACCTTCACAGAACGACAAGGACTTAACGGCCTTTGTTATAGACCACTGCACACGCTGGCGAGACTATCGAGATACCAACTTTTTGCAGAAGTATCTTGAGTATGAGCGTATTTTTCGTGGTGAGTGGGCGTCTGAGGATAAGACTCGTGAATCAGAGCGCTCGCGCATTGTGACGCCAGCCACTCAGCAGGCCGTCGAGACGCGGCACGCCGAGGTTATGGAGGCCATCTTTGGACAAGGTGAGTTCTTTGACATTGAGGACGACTTGAAAGACGTCAACGGCGACCCGATGGACGTCGAGATGCTCAAAGCGCAACTCATGGAAGACTTCAAGCAGGACAAAATCAGAAAAGCTATCGACCAGATCGAATTGATGGCTGAAATCTATGGCACAGGTATCGGCGAGATCGTGGTCAAGACTGAAAAGGTGTTTGAGCCATCGACGCAAGCTATCCCTGGCCAGACTGAACAAGCAGCCATTGGCGTTGTAGAAAAACAACGTATCGCTGTCAAGATCATGCCCGTAAACCCCAAGAACTTCTTGTTTGACCCTAACGGGACGAGCATCGACGACTGTATGGGTGTGGCAATTGAGAAGTATGTCGGTATTCAAAAGGTTGTTGAAGGTATGGAGAAGGGCATCTACCGTAAGGTGGATATCACCACCGACTCGGAAGACAACGATCTGGAACCAACGCAAGAAGTCACTCAGTACAAAGACGAAAAAGTGCGCCTGCTGACGTACTACGGGCTAGTGCCTCGCTCGTACCTGCTGGAAAAAGACGAGGAATTGGTAGAACTATTCCCAGAAAACTCAGTAGCTGATGACTACAGCGACATGGTTGAAGCCATTGTTGTAATAGCTAACGACGCTACGCTTCTGAAAGCGGAAGAAAATCCGTACATGATGAAGGACAGGCCGGTTATCAGCTACCAAGATGACACGGTTCCTAACCGTTTGCTTGGTCGCGGCACGGTTGAAAAGTCGTACAACATGCAAAAGGCGATTGACGCTCAGGTGCGTAGCCACTTGGACAGCTTGGCGTTGACGACCAGCCCTATGATGGGCATGGACGCTACTCGCCTACCTCGCGGCGCTAAGTTTGAAGTCAAGCCGGGCAAAGCGTTTATGGTAAACGGCAATCCAGCGGAGATTCTCTACCCCTTCAAGTTTGGCGAGACCAGCCTAAACAATCTGAACACGGCTAAAGAGTTTGAGCGTATGCTGCTACAAGCCACTGGCACGCTGGACAGTCAAGGCATGGTTAGCCAAGTCGCGCGCGACGGTGGCGGCATGAATATGGCGGTGGCTACGATCATAAAAAAGTACAAGCGCACGCTGGTGAACTTCCAAGAGGACTTTTTGATCCCGTTTATCCAGAAGGCAGCGTTTCGCTACATGCAGTTCGACCCGGAGCGCTACCCTTCAGTGGACATGAAGTTTGTCCCAACGGCTACGCTGGGAATTATTGCCCGTGAGTACGAGCAGCAGCAGTTTATCGGCCTTTTGCAGACGCTTGGCCCAAATACTCCAGTCTTACCGCTGATTCTCAAAGGCATCCTTAACAATTCCAGTTTGAGTAACCGTGGTGAGTTGATGGCAGCGCTTGACCAGATGAGCCAGCCTAATCCAGAAGCCCAACAGATGCAGCAGATGCAGCAGCAACTCGCTATGCAAGCGGCTCAAGCTAGTATTGCGGTGCAAACGACCCAAGCAGAGCAGAATCGGGCAGAAGCTCAGAAGCTAATGACTGAAGCGCAGCTTATGCCGCAAGAAGTGCAGGCTAAAATTATTGCATCGACAACCAAGAACCTCCCAGCCGGTCAAGAGTCGCAAGAGTTTGATAAGCGGGTCAAGATTGCAGAGTTGATGCTCAAAGAAGCAGACATTAAGAACAAGTCCAAGATCGTTGAGCTTCAGATGGCCGAAAAGCAAAACAGAGTTAGCGGGATGGAAGAAGATTTCCTTACCCAACTTACTCAGGAGTTGAGCAATGGACGTTGAAAGCCTAGCCAAGCAGCTAATCCTCAAGGGTATGACCGATGAGCAGCAAAAAGCTGTTCTTGACTCAATCAAGGGGACGATGGAGCAAAGCCGTAAACTGCAAAAGCAGCGCGTCGGCGAGCAAGCTACGCTTGTCATCCAAGCACTAAAGAAAATTGAGTCAGATATCACTAGCCGCTACGATGCGCTTGGCAACAAGATAACGCAGCGGGTCGGCAGCATTAAAAACGGCGTAGACGGCGCAAAGGGTCGTGATGGCGTCAACGGGCGCGATGGCAAAGCGGGGCGCGACGGCTCGCAAGGGTCAAAAGGCACTGATGGGCTGGCGGGTCGTAACGGCTTGGACGGCGAGAACGGCGTATCGGTCACTGACGCACACATCGACTTCGATGGCTCGCTGATTATTAGCCTATCGTCCGGCCAAGTGCTGAACGTGGGTGAGGTAGTAGCTCCTGACTTGGCTGAGAAGATAAAAGTCATCACCAACGGCGGCGGCACAAGCCAACAGGTGCTTGACACGCTTATCAGCCTTCAAACGCAGATCAACAACATTTACCCAAGCCAAACGGGTAACGCGGGCAAGTTCTTAACAACCAATGGAACGAATGTTTCGTGGTCACAAGTGGCAGGCGGCTTAGACTATCAAGGCACTTGGAACGCATCTGCCAACACGCCTACCTTGGCAAGCGGCGTCGGCATAAACGGCTACTACTACATTACAAACACAGCCGGTTCAACCAATCTAGACGGCATTACTGACTGGCAGATTGGTGATTGGCTGCTGTTTAACGGCACAGTTTGGCAAAAGATTGACCAGTCCAACACAGTTGTTTCAGTAAATGGGCAAGTCGGTATCGTTGTCTTGTCAACTACCGATGTGGGTGAAGGCTCTCGGCTGTACTACACCGATGCACGCGCTAGAGCAGCTATCAGTGCAGGCACAGGCATTAGCTACAGCAGCGCAACCGGCGTAGTAACTAATTCCGCGCCCGACCAAACGGTAGCGCTTACGCAGGGGGGCACAACAACCATTACTGGTACTTACCCTAACTTCACGATTTCATCTGGCGATCAGTTTAGTGGAACCGTAACGTCAGTAGCTGGGACAGGCTCGGTTAACGGCATTTCCCTGTCTGGCACAGTCACCTCTAGCGGCAGTCTGACGCTCGGCGGCACGTTGTCGGGCGTTAGCCTGACGACTCAGGTGTCTGGCACGCTGCCAGTGGCTAACGGTGGTACGGGCGCTACAACTGCGCCAGCCGCGCTAACTAACTTGGGTGCATACCCGAGTAGTAACCCTAATGGCTACACAACCAACACTGGCACGGTTACATCGGTGGCCACGGGTGCTGGCTTGTCGGGTGGCCCGGTTACATCGGCTGGCACTATTTCGTTGGCCAATACTGCCGTAACTCCAGGCAGCTACACGGCCACTAACATCACGGTGGACGCGCAAGGCCGGATTACCGCAGCGGCTAGCGGCGTAAGTGGGGCGGCGCTGTCAAACGACACCAGCACAGCCACGGACGTATTCCCGCTGTTTGCTAATGCCACGACAGGCACGCCAGCAACAGTATTTACCAGCAACGCAAAGCTACTTTACAGGCCAAGTACGGGTGAACTCAAGTCTAGCGTTTTGAACGCTACGAACGGCATAGTAGTAAACAGCCAAACAGTTGCGGTTAGCTACTCAATTGCAGCAGGCAGCAACGGCATGTCAGTCGGCCCAATAACAGTGGCTTCAGGCCAAACAGTCACAGTTGCATCCGGCTCACGCTGGGTAGTTTTGTAAAGGAGCATTGGGTATGCCAACAATTATTGATGGTTCGGGAAGCGCCACATTTCAAACGCCTTTGCCTTTGCTTCAAGGCGGGACGGGAAGCACCAGCCTACCCGCCGCATCCGGTCGCCTTCTCCGCATCACACGCTTCACCACAGCAGGCAGTGGTACGTGGACAAAACCCGCTGATACGTTGTCGGTGCTAATACGCGCTATTGCTGGCGGTGGTGGTGGTGGCTCTTGTAGGGCTGCTACGGCAGGCGGCGGCGGTGGAGGCGCAATAACAGAGTTGTTCATACCTGTAGCTGCTGCAAGTTATGCGTATGTGGTAGGCGCTGGTGGTGCTGGTGGTGCTGGCGGTGGCCAATTCGCTGCTATTCTTCCTGGTGGCGCTGGTGGTGCTACAACTATTGCAGGTATTGGTGGCGGTGGTGGAGGTGGTGGAGGTGGAGGAGGAGGCGGTACTGGTGGTGTTGGTGGCATCGGTGGTCAATCTAGTGGCGGCACGCAAATAGGCGGTGCTAGTGGCATCGGTGGAATTTATATTGACTCTTCAGCTGTGGGAGTTACCGCTGTCGGTGGCAGTGGCGCGGGTGCTGGTGGTAGTAGCAGTATCGCATCAAGTGGCGGCGCGGCCCGTACATTTGGCGGGGGAGGTGCTGGGGGTTCCAGCCTGCCCGATACCCAAAGCGTTGTCGCAGGTGGAGCAGGCTTTTCTGGCTACATCGAATTACAGGAGTACTCATAATGAGAGCAGCAAAACTAACAAACGGTGTAATCACCGATCTATGGGAAGTCCCTTCACTAACCTGCTTTGAGGGTGTTGAACTAATCGAAGTACCTGACAGCGTTGGCATGGGCGCAACTTACGACGGCACAACATTCACCAACCCTTTACCTCCACCGGACACGCGGACATACAAACAACTTCGCGCTGCTGCTTACCCATCAATTCCAGACCAACTAGACGCTATTTTCCACGGCGGTATTGAAGGCTGGATGGTTGAGATACAAGCGGTCAAAGACGCTTACCCCAAGGAGCCAACATAAATGAGCAGCATTATCACAGCAGGCGATGCAACAAACGGCGTTAGTCTCACTGCCGGAAGTAACGGCACGTTGATTCTGCAAAGCGGTTTGGCTGGAGCCAAGGTTAATGCTTTGGTTTTGGCGGCGACGGGAGCTTTAAGCCTTGCTGGGCAGGCTGTGGGCACAACAGTCGGTGCTGCGGGCGCGGCATCTGCACTTCCCGCCAACCCACTCGGGTATCTCACACTGGTGGTGAACGGTACTACGGTTCGGCTTCCATATTACAACTAGGGAGTTTTAAATGCCAACCATAATTGACTCGAACACGGGCCTAACAACAGGCGCTGTCAACCTAATGGCAGGCGCTTTGCAGCAACTTGACATGACCGCAACCATCGCGGCCAGCGCCATCACTGTTACGCTAAACCGCTGCGCCCTGAGCTTTCACCACACCGTACAGACCGCAGGAACTCCGGTAGTCATTGCCATGCCAACGGCCTTGACTTTGGTAATTGCATCAACTGATTCGTTCGGTGCTGTAACCGCTGACGGTGTTCGTCGGCTGGTCATCCTTGCGTACGACAACGCAGGCACGATTGAATTGGCAGCGTCCTCACTTGCAGGCGGGGTCAACCTTGACGAAGTTGGAGTGATTACCACGGCTGCAACAGCTACCACACTGACGGCAATTAAAGCTGCTGCGGTGCGTACTGGCGTGGCCTACAAGGTTGTTGGGTTTGTTGACGCAACCTTTACGACTGCGGTGGGCTGGGGTTCACTGGTAGTGGTGCAACCGATTGGTGGGCAGGCACTGGCTGCAATGTCTAGCTTGGGATATGGGCAGACTTGGCAGAACTTGACGGCAAGTAGAGCTTTGGGAACTACATACTACAACACCACAGGCAAACCCATTATGGTCGCCACTCGCAACTCTGCATCTAGTGGTGCTCTTGCCCAATTAACAGTGAACGGGGTACTTTTGGCAAACAACGGCCAGTCAATTGGCACGTCAACACTCGCAAGTGCATGTTGGATTGTGCCTCCCGGTGCTTCATACGTTGCAGGCTTAGGCACGCTTGTCGCTTGGTCAGAACTTCGCTAAAAGGAAAAATCATGCACTACAAAGCCCCCGACGATTCCCTGCACTTTCTTGACGATGACAGCTACGCGCATGTCTTGCCTGTTGGCTCTATTGCCATCACGGATGCCGAAGCTGAAGCACTCAGGCCAGTGCCACCAGAGCCAACATACCAACAGCTACGCGCTGCTGAGTACAACCTGAAAAGCACAGGCGAACAATTCGCCATGCAGTATGACGATGCAGTAAACGGCACGACGACTTGGGTGGACTGGCAAGATGAGATCAAAGCTGCGATACCGAAGTGATCTACTTTTGCAATGGCGGTTAAAATTTACCTATTCTTAACTCTTTTGATGCAGGACACATTTAAGATGGCCATCCACGAAAACCCCGGGGCAAGAATTTCGGTCGATTTCAAGCTACCGCTATGGGGTCTGCTGACTTCTTTTAGCTTGGCCTGCTTGATGCTTGCTGGGCTTTATTTCAACGTCCAAGGGTTGACGGTTGCAGTGACGGAACTACAAGTTACGGTCAAAGCGGGTAATGCAGCTTTGGTTAACGTTAGCTCCGAAAACGCAATGCAAAACTACCGCTTGGGCGCAATTGAAGCTGAGCAGTCTAGGATGAACGACATGCTTAGAACTATTCACGCCCGGAGTGGAAGATGACTCCTGAACTGCAAAAATATTACGAAGACCGCTTCAGCATGTGCGCTGAGCAAGGCTGGCGTGACTTGATGGAAGATATCGAAGGTATGCTTGCTGGCGTAAACAATGTGTCTACCATTGCAGATGAAAAAGCTCTACAATTTCGCAAAGGCGAGATTTCAATACTGACTTGGCTGAAAACCTTGAAAGAGATCAGCGAACGAGCGTATGAGGAGCTAAATGAAAAGAATATATGAATTTGTCTGCGATTGCAGCAAACGCACTGAGGCGCTAGTCGATTATGAGACGGCAAGCGTGCAGTGTAAATGCGGTGGGCTTGCTCACCGCGTTATTAGCGCTCCTTCATTTAACTTAGAAGGCTGGTCTGGGCACTTCCCGTCCTCTCATGGGCGGTTTGAGCGCAGGCACACTGAAAAGTTAAGCGCAGAGCGCAAATCCAACTCACAAGCATAACGCCGGGTTGAAATATCCTACAACCATTTTGGCAGGAACCATAATATGTTGATTGAAGACGAACAAGAGCCGCTAGGCGAACTCGAAATTGAACAGAAAAAAGTCGAACTTCCGGATAAGTACCGGGCTAAAAGTTTGGAAGAAGTTGTGCGTATGCACCAAGAGGCTGAAAAGCTGATTGGTAAGCAGGCCCAAGAGGTCGGCGAAGTACGCAAACTTGCAGACGAGTTGCTCAAGCAAAACCTCAGTTCTAAACAGCAACGTGTTCAAGAGGAAGAAACGGAAGTTGACTTTTTTGAGAACCCTCAAAAAGCAGTTCAAACTTCGATTGATAGACACCCCGATATTCTCGCGGCCAGACAAGCTGGCCAAGACTTTAAACGGATGCAGATTCAGCAAAGGCTAACGCAAGAGCATCCTGATTACTCTGAAGTGGTCAACGATGCAGATTTTCAGAACTGGGTGAAAGCGTCACCTGTGCGTCTGGGCATCTACGCAAAAGCCGATGGTGAGTTTGACTATGACTCGGCAAATGAACTGTTATCCACCTTCAAGCAAATTCGTGGCACTCAAGCTAAGAAGTCCGAGCAGGCAAGCGACGCTGTGCGGTCAAAGAGCATGAAAGCCGCTCAAGTTGATGTAGGTGGTTCTGGCGAGAGTTCCAAACGTGTTTACAGACGTGCCGACCTTATTCGTCTCAAGATGACTGACCCTTCTCGGTATGAAGCGCTGAACGATGAAATACTCTCAGCCTATGCTGAAGGGCGTGTACGATAATTTAACTGGAGTTTTTTTATGGCTTATCCTACCCCGCAAGTAACCAACACTACCGCATCAACTTTTATCCCTGAAATTTGGTCTGACGAGATCGTCGCCGCTTACAAGAAAAATCTTGTGATGGCGAACCTTGTTATGAAGATGAATTTCAAGGGCAAAAAAGGCGATACGATTCACATTCCAGCGCCTACCCGTGGCTCGGCTTCTCTAAAAGCATCTTCAACGGCAGTCACCCTGATTGCTGACACGGAATCGGAAGTGCTGGTCAATATCAACCGTCACTTTGAGTACAGCCGTTTCATTGAAGACATCACCGAAGCTCAAGCTCTTGCGTCTATGCGTCAGTTCTACACAACTGATGCTGGCTACGCTCTGAGCCGCGCTGTGGATACCGACCTGATTAACTTGGGTCGTTCATCTAACGGTGGTGCTGGCACTAACGCTTACGCCACTGGCGCTTTCGTTGGCGGCGACGGTACTACAGCCTACGTTGCTGGCAGCAACAACCAAACCGCACTGACTGATGCAGCAATTCGCCGCACCATCCAGCGTTTGGACGACAACGATGTGCCAATGGATCAGCGTTTCTTTGTCATCCCCCCATCTAGCCGTAACACGCTGATGGGCTTGGCTCGCTACACTGAGCAAGCGTTCATCGGCAACGGCGACGCTATCCGCAACGGCGAGATCGGCAACCTGTACGGCATCCCCGTCTTCACTACCAGCAATGCAGACACAACCTCCGGTAGTGCCGCAGCGCGAGTTTGCTTGATGGGTCACAAGGACTCAATGGTTCTGGTGGAGCAAATCGGCATCCGTTCGCAGATTCAGTACAAGCAGGATTACCTGTCTACGCTGTTTACTTCGGACACTTTGTACGGCGTTGCTGCCATGCGTAACGCGGCCTCAGTTGGCGCGGCTAAGTCTGCCTCGTTGTTCGCTTTGGTTGTGCCTGCATAACGACCTAGCCCCTAGGCCACAAGCCTAGGGGCTTTTTAGAAAGAGTTAAAAAATGGCTACTTATCGCTGTTTGCAAAGTGGTAACACGGTAACGTTCACGCAAGCACATGACATTGCAACGATGAAGGGTCACTCCGGCTACGTTCGTGTTGACGAAGAAGACACGCCGCAGAGCAAAGACCTCCCCCTTTTCAGCCCTACGCCCGTAAAGCGTATGGGTCGCCCACGTAAAGCTGCTGAAGGAGTTTGACATGCAAGTAAAAACACCAAAGAAGACTAAGCGAAAGCCGCTGCCTAAGCGTGGTCAGCGCACCGCCACTAACAAGATGGCAATGGCCAACAAGAAATGAGCAAAAGCACTACGCACTACTTGCCGGATGGCAAGGTATATAAGGGTGCAACTCACAAAATGGGTAGCGTCTTAATGAGCGGTGCTAAGCACACTCAGGCCAGCAAAGCGCTAACGCATACTCCAGCTAAGAAAGCGAAGCCCAAATGAAACAAGGTCTGTACAGTAATATTAACGCTAAACAAGCCCGCATCAAAGCAGGCTCGGGCGAAAAGATGCGTAAAGCTGGCGCTAAGGGCGCTCCGACACCGGCTGCTTTCAAGCAGTCAGCTAAGACCGCTAAAAAGAAATGAAGACTTTAGCCGTTTATCCTATAATGCAGGCACTGGCGGCAATCTCAAAGCGCCAGTGAAGTCAGGCGACAACCCTAGATGGGCCTCCTTTTTAGCCAGAATGGGTAGTATGCCTGGGCCAGAATATAAGGACGGCTGTTGTCCGTAAAGGCTTGGGGTGCATCGTCCAAGACAGACGCTAAGGCTAAAGCCAAAGCGATCTCCAAGCGGAATACAACATGACCTACCTTGAACTTATCAATAACGTTTTAGTTAGGCTGCGAGAAACTCAGGTTTCCAGCAGTAACGAAACAACCTATTCCAGTTTAATTGGCCTTTTCGTCAACGACGCGAAGCGCCAGATTGAGGACGCTTACCCGTGGAACGTTCTCGGCCAGACCATCAACGTTGCGACTTCAGCTAGCGTCTACAGCTATTCGATAGTCGGCTCGGGTCAGAAGTTCCAAGTGCAAGACGTCCTCAACGTCACGTCCAATGTCGAGATGCGTAATATTAGCTTTTCCGAGATGAATCGCTACCAGAACTTTGCGACCCCCGGCGTAGGCATCCCAACATTCTATGCTTTTAACGGTGTAGACAATAACGGCGACACTAAGGTGACGCTGTACCCACGGCCAGATGGTGTATACAGCATCCCGTTCTCGCTGACCATTGGCCAACCTACGCTGGTTTCAGAAAGCACCCGTGTGATGGTTCCCGGCACGCTGGTAGCCCAAAATGCTTACGCTCGGGCTTTGGTTGAGCGCGGCGAAGACGGCGGCTTAAATTCATCGGAAGCGTACCAGCTTTACGTTTCAATGCTGGCTAACCACATCGCGCTTGAAGCGACTCGCTATCCTGAATATCAAGAGTTCTTAGCTGTATGAGCCAACCCCTGCAAACCGCCAGCATATCGGCTCCAGGCTTCTTTGGGCTGAACACCCAAGACTCGCCGCTAGATTTGGCGTCTGGATTTGCGCTAGTGGCCACTAACTGCATCATCGACCAGTACGGGCGCGTAGGCTCTCGTAAAGGCTGGTCGCGGGTAAACGCATCCCCCGGCAATTTGGGTGCAAATAACGTAATCGCCATCCATGAGTTAGTGCAGACAGACGGCACGTTGACGGTGTTGTTTTCGGGCAACAACAAACTGTTCAAACTAGACGGCTCAAATGCCGCCGTAGAGTTGACGTATGGAGGTGGGGGTACTGCCCCAACGATTACGGCAAGCAACTGGTCTACGGCGTCGCTTAACGGTATTGCGTACTTCTTCCAGACAGGCCACGATCCGTTAATATTCGACCCTGCGGTTAGCACTACAACGTACCGCCGCGTCAGTGAGAAGGCTGGCTACACCGGAACAGTGCCAAACGCTAATATCGTGATCTCTTCTTTTGGTAGGTTATGGGTGGCTAACACCGCTACTGATAAAACCACGGTTTCATTTTCTGACTTGCTGGCTGGCCACGTCTGGACGACTGGCACGGCTGGCTCACTAAATATCAGTGCGGTCTGGCCGTCTGGCGCGGACGAGGTGCAGGGGCTATCCGCGCATAACGGCTTTCTTATTATCTTTGGTAAGCGTCAGATTTTGATCTATTCGGGCGCTACGACGCCTTCCACCATTACGCTAGCCGATACAGTGACAGGCATCGGCTGCATTGCGCGGGACTCTATTCAGTCAACCGGCAAAGACATTTTGTTCCTGTCTAATTCTGGCGTGCGTTCTTTTGCCCGTACAGTGATCGAAAAGTCTGTACCTCTAGGCGACCTATCTAGAAACGTGCGTAGCGACTTAGTAAACGTTATTGCTGGCGAAACGCTCGGTAACATCAAGTCGGTTTACTCAGAGACAGAAGCCTTCTATCTGTTGACACTGCCTTTTGTCAAAGAAGTTTATTGCTTCGACACCCGCACGCAACTACAAGACGGCTCTTTTCGAGTTACAAACTGGGACTCTATTGATCCAACGGCGTTGCTGTCCAAGCGAGATGGTAGTCTACTGATAGGTAAGAACGGCTACGTCGGCAAGTACGAAACGTACCTAGATTACAACCAGGCGTATCGGATGATGTACTACACCAATCATGCTGACCTCGGCAATCAAAACGTCACGTCAATACTGAAGCGGTTAAAAGTAATTGTTATCGGCGGTACGAATCAGTTTGTCACGATAAAATGGGGTTTTGACTTCGGCACTAACTATTTATCGAGTAACGCGGCAATTCCAACGCAGGGTATTTTTGAGTACGGCGTTGCCGAATACGGCATTTCCAAGTATTCTGACGGCGTGGCGCTGCAAATTTTAGCTGTAAGTGCAAGCGGTAGCGGTAAAATAGTGCAAACAGGCTATGAATCTAACATCAACGGCGCTGCGCTATCTATCCAGCGCATAGAGATTCAATCTAAAGATGGGAAAATGCTGTGAGTAACTACGTTCAAAGTACCAATTTCGCTACAAAAGACGCGCTTCCTTCTGGCGATCCGCTCAAGATCGTCAAGGGCACGGAGATTAACACCGAGTTTGCCAATATTGCTATTGCCGTGGCGACTAAGGCCGATACGTCGTCGCCTACGTTTACGGGAACGCCAACAATGCCAACAGGCACAATCGGCGTGACTCAATCAGTTGGTAACAACGCAACATTATTGGCCACAACAGCATTCGTTCAGGCAGCGCTTCAAGGGCTTACAGTCTTTTACCCGGTAGGTACAGTCTACACCAGCACACTGGCAACTAACCCAGCAATTACATTTGGCTTCGGCACTTGGGTAGCCTTCGGTGCAGGCCGCGTGCTAATCGGTAATGGAGGCGGGTTCTCTGGAGGGGCTACTGGCGGTTCTGCCGATGCAGTTATTGTTAGCCACAGCCACACGGCTACAGTTAGTGATCCGGGACACGCGCATAACTACTCTGCACCCTCCGGCTCAGACGGCGCTATATCCGGCACGGTCGCATTTATTACTGGCGCAGGGAGTTCCTCTACAGGGACGGCAGTAACGGGTATCACAGTATCCAACAGCACAGCAGGCGTAAGCGGCACAAACGCTAACTTGCAGCCGTACCTCGTAGTATACATCTGGACTCGGACAGCGTGATCTCCCACCACTTCAGTGATGGTCTGTACGCCAAGCAAGCGGTTATACCTGCAGGTACGGCCATCTTAAAGCACACGCACGACTTCAGCCACTTGTCAATTCTGGCACACGGCAAGGTTGCAGTAATGCAGGGCGATGAGATTGAAGTAATCCAAGCTCCAGCTTGCATTGAAATTAAGGCTGGTCTGACGCACGGCGTCAAGGCAATAACAGACTGTGTTTGGTTTTGTATTCACGCCACCGACGAGAAAGACCCGTCAAAGGTGGATGACATTTTGATTGGAGTTTAATATGCCGTTTATTGCTGCTGGCGCGTCGTTGCTAGGTGGATTTCTTAGCGGGCGATCTGCCAAAAAAGCCTCGCAAACACAAGCTAACGCGCAAATCGAAGCTGCCCGTATCGCCGCTGAAGAAGCGCGGTTTAGGCCAATCGGCATTACCACGCGCTTTGGCCAGTCTAACTTTGTGCAGGGCAGAAATGGTCGGCTGCAAAGCGCAGGCTACACACTAGACCCACAACTTGCGGGCTTTCAAAACCGCTTTTTGGGTCTTGCCGAAGATGGCTTGTCCCAAGCCGAGCAGGCGCAACAGCAGTTCGCCCCTCTTGGCCAAGCCGCGCAAGGTCTGTTTGGTCTTGGCGAGCAGTACCTAGCTCAGTCTCCGCAAGAAGCAGCGCAGCAATACATGGCTGGTCAGCAGAACTTGCTGGCTCCTAGCCGTGAGCGTCAGTTTGCGCAGCTTCAAAACCAGATGTTCCAGACTGGTCGTGGCGGTCTGTCAGTAGGTGCTACTGGCGAGCGTCCAAGCGGTGCGGCTGGCCTTGGGTCAGCTAACCCTGACTTGGAAGCCTACTACAACGCGATTGCTCAGCAGGACGCGGGCTTGGCGGCTCAAGCTATGCAGGCAGGCCAACAGCAGACGGCCTTTGGTGCTGGTTTGTTCGGCACTGGCGGCAATTTGCTGTCTCAAGGCTTCGGCGGTCAAGCAGCGGCTATGACGCCATTTCAGGCGTACCTACAAGGCGCTACTGGTCTGGAGAGCTTGGGTCAGCAATCGCTGTCATTGGGCGCTTCACTGGGTGGCGGAAACACAGCCAGCGCTCAAGCGCTGCAATCTGGCGGCAACGCTGCGGCGACGTCGATGTTCGCGGCTAATGCTTACAATCCGTTTGCCACGGCTTTGTCTAACGCGGGGCGTACACCGGGTTTTGGGGACGCGGTACGTGGTTTGTTTTAATAGGGAGTAAGACATGGCTGAAATCGTTCAATCCTTGTTCGGCGTTACGCCGCAGATGTATCAACAGCAGCAAGCTAACCAAGCAGATGCTCGGGCGCTGCAATTCGCGCAGCTTAGTCCGTTTGAGCAGGCTAACTTCTCCATTGGCCGGGGGGCGTCTCAGCTTGTCGGCGCTCTAGGTGGCCAAGACCCGCAGCTTCAGATGCTTAGCAGGCGCAATCAAATCGCTCAGCAGATCGACTACAACAACCCAGAATCTATCGCAGAAGGCGCTCGTCTCCTATCGGGTGCTGGGGATAGCCAAGGCGCTATGATGCTGGCCGAAGTTGGTCGCAAGGCGTTAAGCGAGCAGGCATTGGTCACGCAGCGTACCGCAGCAGCAGTCGCCTCCAACGCCTCCGCTGTACGCGAGAGAACAATTGCAACGCCCACTACGCCTGACATCACCAACGCCCGCGCCTTCGCTGATTCGGCGGGGGCACTAGGCTCGCCGGAATACAACGCCGCTTTTATCGCAAAACTTAACGAATTTACAACCAAACCAAAGGACAAAGGCCCGGCGTTTGGGGCTGAACGCGAAGCCGTGTCAAGAGAACTGTTTAACGTACCGTTTGAGAACTTGACGCAAACTCAACAAGCCGTTGTGAACAAGCGAGTTGACGACAGCACTAAAAGTACGGCCAGGGCTGGCGCAACGCAGCTAGTATTGCCCGGACAAAAAGAACTTGTGGACGTGCCTAAGTTCCGCAACACCGTCCAAGCCACGATTGACCCGCAACTTAAAGCGATTAATTCTTCTGACCAAGCACTTACAGCGTTACAAGACTCGCTGGCGACAAACAATTTTGCGTCTTTCCGCGCCGCTCAAGTAATGTTTGCTAGGGCAATTTCGGGTGCTGGCGACTTGAGCCAACGGGAACTGAACGCTGCTGGCGCTGACCCGGCGCTGATTGGCGGCTCGGCTGACTACATATCCAAGTTGTTTACTTCAACGCCGACTGCGGATACCCAACGAAAAATGATTAAGACGCTAGAGGCTATCCGTACTGTAGCTAGCGCTAAAGCTAGAACCGAAGTTGAACAGCAGCGCAAGATTGCGTTAAATTCGCCGGGTTACAACGTTGAGGCAGTAACTCAAGCGCTAACATTCCCTGAGTTGGCGCAAAGGCCAACTGCGGGCGGTAGCGGTGGCAGCATAGCTGAACAGGCAAAAGCAGAACTAGCGCGCCGCGCAAACGCAGGGGGACGTTAAATATGGCCGACTTAAGCAAACTAAGCGACGCTGAACTTGAAGCTATTTCGTCAGGCAACCTAAGCGGGCTATCTGACGCTACACTGCAAATGCTGTCCCAAGGCGACCCGCCGAAGCCAGCGGGCAATTTTCTTGTGGAAGCTGCGCGTAGGGGCGTTGCAAGCCTCCCCGGTTTTCTTGCTGGGGTTGGAGCATTAGTAGGCGAAAGCGGCGCAGGACGAGGTTTGCCCGAGTTGCTTATGCCGCAAGCGCAACCGTCTGGTCGCCCACCAACAGAAGTTTACACAAGCGCTAGAGACGCTGTTCGAGACCCTCTTATGCGCGCTATGGGGTCAACAGGGGCTAGGCCGCAAACGGGCGGACAAAGAATACTTGCCGCAGGCGTTGAAGCTGCTACTGACCCTACGTCGTACCTATTCCCTCCGCTGGCCGCTGTTAGGCGTGCGGGCTTATTCGCTCAATCGCTTTTACGTCCGGCAGAACAAGTTGTTGTAGGGATGGGCGCGGAAGCTGGCAGTCAAGCCGGTGGAGTCGCTGGCGCAAAACTCGGTTCAGAAGGCACTGGCCAAGTCATCGGCAGTCTTTTAGGGGGCGCTGGGGCCGCGCAGGGGGCGGGTACGTTGCTAAGAGCTGCGCCTTTGGCCAGCAAAGGCCTTGACTTGGCTAAAAGTCAATGGGACAAAGTTCGCGGTCTTGTCCCTGAAGATGAAATTCTTAAAGACGTGGATAGCCGGATTAGCAACATCTTTATTGCTGCTGGCGCTGCTGACCCTAACTTTATGAAAACGCTGACCGAAGCGGCGTCAGCGCAAAAGGGCGCGTCAATTAAAGCGCCGGGCGCTGCGGCCATCAAGTTGCCAATGTCTGCGATGTTGGCAAACAACCCGGTAATAGACAACTTTATACAAAACCTATCGTCGCGTGACCCGGTGTTCCGGGCGCAATACGGAGCGCAATATGAAGCCGCTAAAGCGGCGCTGGTGCAAAATCAAATTCGGCTGTTTGGCGACCCGAAAAACGTAAGCGTTACTGCTACTGGCGTTGACTTAGCCGCGTCTCAAACAAGGCGCGTTCGTTCGCTTGACGCGCAGATAGCAGATGCGTACAGGGATCAATCTATTGACCCTAACGTTTTTGGTCAGCGCGTCACTAAGCTGGTCGATAACAAAGCCAAGGCAGCATACGCCGAAGTTAAGCCGCTGTATGCAGAAGCGTTTGATATTGCCAAGGCTAAGAATGTTGAACTGCCAGCAGCGTCAGTCGATGACATCTACAACTTTGTAGTTGGAGAACGTTCGGCGGACGTGTTCAAAACGTTTCCGTCTCTCTACAACAAAGTCCAAACCCGTTTTAAGCCTACCGTCACTGAACCAAGCGCCATCCTGACCGCTTCAGGTGCGCCAATGACGCCAGGTGGCAGGGCGTTTAGCTCAGCTACGGTAGAAGACTTAGATTCGCTCAAGCGCGAAATCAACCGTCAGCTTAGTAAAACGGATGTGCCAACAGAAATTCGACTGCTGTCCGAGTTAAAGGCGCGTGTTGGTGGGCATATCGACAACCTCGACCCGGATTTTGTTTCCGCGTACCGCAACGCGGATAAAGCCTATCTACAAAAGATCGGCTTGCCGTTTGACGCTGCAACGCTTCGCTCAGTAGACCGCAAGAAATTCGTTGAGCAGATCGCCCCAGCCATCATCGGCAACAAGTCCAATGTCTCGGAGTTTGTCAACGCTGCTGGCGCTGACGGAGTTGCTTTGGTGCGTTCGGCTTTCGTGGATAGCTTCAGCAAATCGGCACTAAAGAATGACGTGCTTGACCCTAAAGCAGCGGCGAAATGGCTTAAAAAGAACGAGGGGGGCGTCTCGCTTGTACCCGGCTTGTCGGATGAGCTAAAGGCCGCGACGCAAGACGTTCAAAAATTGATCGCCGAACGTACACGCCTTAACGCTGACTTTCGACGTGTGGCAGGCGACCAGATCATAAGCGCTCAGGGCGTTAACAACTCTCAAGAGCTAGTCAACAAAATGTACGGTGACGTCAAGTTCACCAACAAGTTTATGCAGCAGTACGGCGGCAATAAAGATTCAGTCAACGCCGTGCGAGCGTTTATGCTGGACGACTTGATAAAGGCCAAAGACCCTGTTGCAGCGCTGTCTGACCGTAATAACGCGGCGGTGTTTAACCGCGTGTTTGGCCCGACTTACGCCAAAAAAGTTCAGGATTTTGTTACTGTGTCTAACCGGCTGACAAAAGATTTAACTGACGTGTCTTTTAGGGGTGAGACTGTCCCGCGCACGGGGGTCGAAGAATTGACAGGCATTTCCCCTGAAATGATATTGTCCCGAATCTATAATCCAGTGTCCGGCGTAACATACGCTGTCACGTCGCTGTTCAGTAAGTTTTGGGCTAAAAGAGCGTCGGAAATGACGGAAGAAAGACTCAAAGCGCTGCTGCTTAATCCGAGCGACGCGGTGAAAGTCTTTGAGGCAGTGCAACCTCGCGTTGGTGGCATAGATGCGAAGAAAGTACGAAGTGCTATTGAAGTCGGGCGCAAGTACGGAATTCAGTGGGTAGATGACGCGGTAAGCGATTTGCAGACTGGCGCGGCTCGCGGCGCATTTCAAGAACCCCAAGAGTAAGCGAGTTTTTAACCGGGGAGAAAGTCGATATGAACTTCGATCAGGCTTTTGAGAAGTTAATCGGGCATGAAGGGGGCTATGTCAATGATTCGCGTGACCCGGGCGGCGAAACGAACCACGGCGTGACCAAGCGCGTAGCTGTAGAAAGTGGCTACACCGGGTCGATGAAAGACTTGCCGCTGGCCACTGCAAAAGCCATCTACCGCAAAAACTATTGGGATAGCGTCAGCGCTGACAAGCTGCCAGAAGGCGTGCGATTTGATGTTTTCGATGGCGCTGTAAACAGCGGCGTATCTCAGTCGGCCAAGTGGCTGCAACGTGCCGTAGGCGTAAAAGACGATGGCGTGATTGGCCCGAAAACAATCGCCGCTGCTTTTGCGACAGGGCCAAAACTGGCAGCACGCTACAACGGTGCGCGGCTTATGTTTATGACCAATCTGCACACTTGGCCTGCGTTCGGCAAAGGTTGGGCGCGACGCGTAGCAACTAATCTACTGGAGAACTAAATGGCGCTCGACCCTATTTCAGCAGCCTTGAGCATTGGCGGTAAATTGATTGATCGCTTATGGCCTAACCCGGCAGAGCGCGACGCGGCAAAACTTGAACTGCTAAAAATGCAGCAGGCCGGGGAACTGGCGCAGATGACGGCGCAGACCGACATAAACCGGGTTGAAGCGGCTAGCAGCAGCATTTTCGTAGCTGGCTGGAGGCCGTTTATCGGCTGGACTTGCGGCGCTGCATTTGCGTACAAGTTTGTAGTCGCCCCGGCGCTGGCTTTTGGATTGACGGCGTTCGGGCATCCCATCGAGTTGCCTGTGCTTGACTTTACTGAGATGTCCACCGTCCTGCTCGGCATGTTGGGAATTGGCGGTCTGCGCACGCTTGAGAAAATTAAGGGCGTAGCGTGACACCCTGCGCTTTTCTCTTGTTGACTGGCATTATCCTTGGCGTATGCGTAGGATGGGCGCTGTTTAGCTAAACGATCTTGCCTGTCTCAAGCCTGTCGGATACGAGCTTGGCGTAGCCTGCAATGTCAGCCCACGAATCGTAGTAGTCCGGGTCGCCGTTAATGATACGGCCTATCTTATGAGCGATCATCTCCAGCGCTTCCCACTGGTCATCTTGCAGTGTCTTGTTGCGCTTGGCTAGGTGGTTAGCCATGCTACGCTTTAGCTCTTGCGTAATTTCTGCATGGCCTACGAACGTACCGTAGCGGCTACCGCGTTCGGCAAGAATTGTGTCTGTATTAGTTGTCATTTTGTTTGTTAATCTTTGGTAAAGGCGCCCAGAATTTCCAGAATTTATCTTGCCCATCGTACATACCGTACACCGCTACGCCGCCTTCGCCCAGCAACTGCACCTTAACACTTCTCGGACAGGTGTCTAAGGGTCGCCAGAAATATTCAGGGTCTACAGCTACCGTACCGTCTGCGTTAAGTGATGTCAATTTGATGTTCCTCGACTAGGGATGTAAACGTCCTCGCCGCGCGGCGGGGTCATGCGTATAGTGCGCGTGTCAAGGTGGCTGTGTCGGTAGTCTTGACCCGGCGGTGTGGCTGTTCGCCGCTTACGCTCTTCGGGTGTCAGTTCTTCTTTGGGTTCGTAGTCGTCGTCGATCATTCTGTTTTCTTTGTGTTATGGGCTTTTACTCTTGCGGCAGCGGCGGCTAGACGGAGTGCAAAATCAGCTTCGATGTAGTCGTAGCTATTGTCTAAGGGTTTGGGCGCGACTTGCGGTTTTGATAGCACCGAGTGCCAGCGATCCCGTTCTGTTGCCACAAGCGTCAGTTCTTGGTGCGCGTCAAACTCACTAATAAAGTTGAGTGTTGAGTTGTGAAGGCGTACCGCCTCCGCATAAGCGGCTTCAGCTACTGCAAGTTTGGCAAGCAGTTCGAGACGCTGCGCTTTCATGCACGCTGGAATCTCGCAGTGATAGCCGCAACTGTGAATGTCAACTGCCCACTTCTCGCCGCCAGCTATCCGGTCTGCTAATTCTGTTGGTGTCATGGTGTTTCCTTTGTTACTCTGTCTGCGTATCTGTTGTACCGCCATGCGGTAGCTTCTGTGTCGATGCGGTTCCAGACTGCATCTTTATCTTCTTCCGATAGTGATGTCCACAACGAAACTTCGACGTATGTTCTGCCGCACCCTTTGCATATTTCGTCATATAACGTCGTACATACCGCGATACATGGGCTATCAGGCTTCATCTACTACTCCAATCTTTCTTGCGCTACGATTTTTCATAACTGCGCTAACAATGCCTAAGCAGTCTTCTACATCTCTTACTGTTGCTCCGTCAAGCTGGCTGTCGTGTATTTCTAAAGCCAAATTGATAGCAGTCAGTTCTGCTGCCTTGCAAACGTAGCGCTGAGTTTTAACGCCGCGCTGCACTACGTCGAACAGGGCATCTTGTGCTGCACGTATCTCATCAAGCCAGTCCGCGCCCAAGTCCTGTCGCAGCCGCACAAAACCCTCGGTCATATTCATTGCATCGACCAGCGTTGTGATGTCTAGCTGCTTCGCCT